ACAAGTATACCGCAAATATACTTGACACACACGATATATAATGATATAATGTGTGTACTCGTTGAGATTCAAAGACGAGTTTTAAATGTGATTTTATTATTAATTAAATAGGAGTTTTGAAATGAAACAATTATCCGCGAAACAAAAGATGGTCAAGTTCTTAAAGAAAACCAGTGGTTACAACACTTTTACGGTGAAACAAGCTCGCCGTTATTTTGGTGTACAGAACGTAGCTGCTCGTATCGAAGAACTTCGTAATGAAGGTCATACCATCTACACGAATACCCGTAAATTAGAAAATGGTCTTAAGGTCAGTTTTTATCGTTTGGGTAGTCCTACCAAGGCTTTAGTTCGCACGGCGATGAAAGCCGGTCATTCTATGACTGCCTAACCGTAAAGGTTAGTTTGAGAGGAGTCTGTAAATTATGGACTCCTCTTTTTTTTAATATTATGGAGAATAAATGGAAATCTCAATAAAAACTGATGAGCTAAAAACAAAAAGTTTGTTTGTTGCTACTCCAATGTATGGTGGTATGAATCACGGTTTATATATGAAAGCCTGTCTTGATTTACAGTCTATTTGTATGCAATATGGTATTCAAATAAAATTCTCATTTCTGTTTAATGAGTCATTGATTACCCGAGCACGAAATTATCTTGTAGATGAATTTATTCATCGGTCAGATTGTACTCATATGTTATTTATTGACTCCGATGTACATTTTAATCCACAAGATGTTGTAGCGTTATTAGCTTTAGATAAAGATGTTATTGGTGGACCTTACCCAAAGAAAGCTATTAAATGGAAATCTATTGCAAAAGCCTTTGAAAAAAATCCTAAAATTGACACTGGCGTATTAGAAAAATTAACTGGTGATTTTGTATTTAATCCCGTTAAAGGTACAGCACAATTCTCTGTAACAGAACCTCTTAGTGTATTAGAGATTGGTACTGGTTTTATGATGATGAAGCGTGAAGTTTTTACAAAAATGACTAAAGCTTATCCAACTATTCGTTATAAACCTGATCATGTAGGTCAAGCAAACTTTGATGGTTCACGATATATTCATGCCTTCTTTGATACAGTTATTGATACAAAAGAATCAATTACTGGCGGAGGTTCTGATCGTTACCTTTCAGAAGACTATATGTTCTGTCAGATGTGGCGTAAAATTGGCGGACAAATTTGGTTATGTCCTTGGATGAAAACATCTCATATTGGTACCTATCACTTTCAAGGAGATATGCCAGCAGTTGCTAATTATGTTGGAGAAATGTAATGGGTCTTGTATTTGATTCTCTTGCTTCTGAAAGTATATTTAATATTGATACCAAAGATATTGAAATTACTAACGGTAATACGAGTAAAGGTCGTAAGTTTGACGGTGACAAACTAGAATTTGGTTTGTTACCGCCATTAGCCTTAGAAGAAGTTGTAAGGGTCTTAACTTTTGGAGCTAAGAAGTATGAAAGAAACAATTGGCAAAAAGTACCTGAATCAAAACGTAGATACTTTGATGCCATGGAAAGACACATATGGGCTTGGAAAAAAGGAGAGAAACTAGATACAGAATCTGGTATACATCACCTAGCCCATGCAATGTGCTGCTTGATGTTTTTGTATGAACATGATATACTGTATTCTAAAGATTAATTTATATAATGGAGCGAAAAATGATATTGTCACCTGAACTTGTTGGTCGTATGAAACACTTTTCTACAATTAACAAAGGCATTGAATTTAAAAAAGGAAATAAGTTATCTACTATTTCTCCAAGTAAAACTGTGTTGGCCGAAGTTACTTTGAAAGATGATATTACAGAGAATTTCTGTATTGGTGATCTTACCGAGTTTATGACTGTATCTTCAATGTATGATCCCGAAATCATTATTGATGGTACAGATATTCACTTCAATAAAAATGCTAGAAAGAGTAAGACTAAGTTTCGTCAATCAGAAAAGAGTGTAATGATTCTTCCTCCTGAGAAGATGTTGGTACTTCCTTCTATTGATTGTTCATTCAGTGTTACAGCTGAAGACCTTGAATGGATTTTGAAGAATGCTTCTATTCTTTCTTCGGTACATATTGCTGTTGAATCTGATGGTGATACAATCAGTATTTCTACTTTTGATGCCAAGAACGATTCATCTCATATCAATTCTACAGAAATTGGTGAAGGTAATGGTAAGAGTTTTAAAATCGTTTTCTCTGTTGAAAATTTAAAGATTATTCCTGGTCCTTATGATGTTAATATTTCAATGAAAGGTTTCAGTCACTTCAAGAATACTAAAGAAGACATTCAGTATTGGATTGCTCTTGAGAAAAACTTCTGTGTATTTGGAAATTAATTATGATTACAATTCAGACATTGTTTGGTACATATGACGAGAAACAACTAAAGGAGATTAAAGGTTATATAGTTGAAGTTAATGAATGTTTGGTTAAGATTGCTGATCACCAAAAGCAAATCAAAGATATTATTGAACAGGCTTCTGATGCAACTAAGATTCCTAAAAAGATTCTTAAGAAAATGGCCAAGACATATCACAAACAGAACTTTCAGATTGAAGTAGCAGAAACAAAAGAGTTTGAAGCATTATTTGAAGGTATTACAGAAATCAAATGATGTGTGTCGCTATTGAAAGTTGATTGTGTTATAATGTTATTTTATATTATGGAGAATGTGAATGGATCATATGTTATGGGTAGAGAAGTATCGTCCTAAAACCGTAGAAGATTGTATTCTTCCTGATGCCGTCAAGGCTACCTTTCAGGAGTATGTGAATCGTAAAGAAATTCCTAATCTTCTTCTGTCAGGTACGGCAGGTGTTGGCAAAACCACTATTGCCAAAGCACTTTGTAACGAAGTTGGTTGTGACCATATGGTTATTAATGGTTCAGACGAATCGGGTATTGATGTATTACGAAATAAGATCGCAAGATATGCCTCATCGATGAGTTTGATGGGTGGTCGCAAAGTTATTATCATCGATGAGGCTGACTATCTAAACCCCAATTCAACGCAACCTGCATTGCGTGGTGCAATTGAGGAGTATGCCGGGAACTGTTCTTTTATCTTTACATGTAACTTTAAGAATCGTTTATTAGAGGCTATTCATTCTCGATGTACCTGTATTGATTTCAAAGTTAATGGAAGCAAGGCTAAATTAGCCACTCAATTTCTTAAACGAGTGGAAACTATTCTTCAAGCTGAAAAGATTGAGTATAGTAAGAATGCTGTGGCCGCTGTAATTACAAAATACTTTCCTGATAATCGTAGAATTTTAAATGAATTACAACGATATTCTGTGTCTGGTAAAATTGATGAAGGTATTCTTGTTTCAGTTTCTGATCTAATTCTTAACGATCTAATCAAGTCTCTTAAAGAAAAGCACTTTGCTGACTGTCGTAAATGGGTCACCAACAATCTAGATAACGATCCTACACGAGTCTTTCGTAAGTTGTATGACACGCTATATGAGATACTTAAACCTCAATCTGTTCCACAGTTAGTTTTAATTTTGGCCAAGTATCAATATCAGGCAGCTTTTGTAGCTGATATGGAGATTAACTTGATTGCTTGTTTAACTGAGATTATGGTAGAGTGTGAATTCAAATGATTACAACATTATCAGGCGTGAAATTAATCCATCATAGAAAATATATAGATGATCGTGGAGATTTTTGTGAGTTATCAAAATCTTCTGATGATGGTATGAGAGGAACTTTTAGACAAATTAATTTGGCTACTAGTAAGTTCAACGTTTTACGTGGAATGCACCGACAAAATCAAACTAAATTTGTTATGCCTATCGTAGGAGAAATTTTTGATGTTGCTTTAAATCCTGAAACAGGAGATTGGTATGGAATAAAATTAGATAAAAACACAGCACTAATGATTCCTCCACAATATGCTCATGGATATTTGGTTTTAAGTGAATATGCAATAGTTCAATATATTGTTGATTCTCCATATAATAAATCTGAAGAAGAAAATTTTAAATGGAATTCTTACAAAATTAACTGGCCAACACAACAACCAATATTATCAGAGAAAGATAGTTAAAATGCCAGATTTATTTAAGGAGATTATACCTTCAATTCTACAAACTAAAAAGAATGTTTTTGAAGATGATCAAAGTTATAAAGACTATACTACATTTGTAATTAATAGAGCGTTATCGTATCACATGGATTGTGTTCTCTATGCCAATGAGATGAATATTCATAACGGATTAGACAAAGATATGCAATATCAGTATCTTCTAAATACTATCCGACCTATGAAAAGAAAGTTTCAAAAATGGCAGAAGGCGGAAGTTAACAATGACATAGACTGTGTTAAGCTGTATTTTGGTTATTCTAATGAGAGGGCCAAAGAGACTTTACGGATTCTAAGTAATGAACAAATCGCTGAAATAAGAGAAAAAACAACCAAAGGCGGGGTGAAAAAATAATGATCTCAATAACCGATTTAGTAGAGGTAACTTTAAAAGAAAAAGATGATTTTTTAAAAGTACGAGAGACATTAACACGTATTGGTGTTGCTTCTAAAAAAGATAAAACCTTGTTTCAATCGTGTCATATACTACACAAACAAGGTCAATATTATATTGTACACTTTAAAGAATTATTCGCTTTAGATGGTAAACCTACAAACATCACTGAAAATGATTTATCCCGTAGAAATGCTATAGCAAAATTGTTACAAGATTGGGAACTGGTAAAGTTGGTCAATGTAAAACAGATTGAAACGCCAGAACCTATTTTCTTGTCTCAAATTAAGATTATTTCTCACAAAGAAAAACAAGAGTGGCAATTAGTGCCAAAATATAATATTGGTAAGAAATTTTATACTTCCTGATATAAATAGATGAGTGGATGCCGAAAGGGTCCACATTTTTGAAAACTCGCTTAACTAAAAGGAGAAATACCATGACATTACTAGACGTTTTTAATAGAGATATGTATAAACACTTTATCGGTTTTGATGAGACTCTTAATGCTTTTAAAAAGGCATCAGAGAGTACTTCAAAGGCCATGGGTTATCCTCCATATAATATCAAACAAATCGATGAAAATAAATATGTCATCGAAATGGCAGTAGCTGGTTTTGCCAAGTCTGATATTGAAATTCTTATGGATGGAAACAAACTGATAATCAAAGGTCTTACCAAAGAAAACGAAAGTCAACTTGAAACTTATTTGTATCAAGGTATTGCTAATCGGGCCTTTGAACGTATCTTTACCATTAACGATAAGATTGAAATTAAAGATGCCGAATTAACAAACGGTATGCTTAAAGTTTGGTTACAGAATATCGTTAAAGTACAAGATGCTGTCAAGAAGATTGCCATTAAATCTTAATTAAAACGGGGGCCTTGCCAGCCCCCTACTTTTGATGTATAATACTTGTTATGAAAAAATTCAATACACCCATCGTTCTTCAAAAGGTCAGAAATCGTTTCAATGAAACCGAAATCTTCTATACCTATAAACATTGGGAACTTAATTCTATTGATGGTGTTGTTTTTATTCCAGTTTTGAAAAAAGTAGAGGATTCTTCTGATTTCTATAAAGTTCGGAAGAATATTCGGTATGTTAGAAAAGATAGTTATGAGGTATTTTAAATTATGAAAGTTTGGAATAAAGATAAGTTATTGTCGTTAATGCCTATAGTTCAGGCGGTTAAAGGTCTAAGTAAAGACCCCAATACTAAAATAGGTGCCATGATTATTGATGAAGATTATACAATCAGATCAATAGGTTATAATGGTTTACCTAGAAAAGTAAATGAAACTATAGCCTTAAGGCATAGTCGAATCAATGAAGAGAAGTACTATTGGTACGAACACGCAGAACGGAACGCACTCTATAACGCTCTCCGTACGCATACTGACATAAGAAACTGTCATATGTTACTAACTTGTGACATTCCTTGTTGTGATTGTGCCCGTGGTATTATACAATCTATGCAAAAAAGTGTCATAATTGTCAGCGAAGGAATGGGTACTGGTAGTAATCCTAAATGGGAACAACACGCTATACGGTCATCTAAGATGTTTGCCGAGGCCGGAGTCAAAGTAACTTACATCAACGACCTGTAACCGATAAATACCCTACGATAGTTAAAGGGGACTTATCAATGTTTTTGCGGATATTAGGTTGTCCAGATAAAAGATTCAAGTCATATGTCCGAGAAGCCGCTGAATTCTTCGGTCAAACACTTATAACTAATAAAAGACTATACAATAATATTAATCTTACTATAAAATTTAATAAAAAATTAGATTTTTATGGTTATTCTTCGGTAGAAGGTTTTAATGATAATTGGAAACCTAGAGAATTTATGATTCAAATAAGAGATGGTCTAGGTGTAGAAGATGTTTTTGAAACTCTAGCACATGAAATGGTACATGTAAAACAGTTTGCTAAAGGCGAAACCAATGCATCACTCAGCCGATGGCACGGTACCGTTATTGATTCAGATGCTATTGAATACTATTACCAACCTTGGGAAATAGAGGCTTATGGCCGAGAAGAAGGTCTATATATGAAGTTCATGGTAAAACATGAATTATGGAAGATTTTTAAAGGTATAAAGAATCCTAATAGACCGATCAAAAATAAAAAAATAGTTTGGAAAACGCTTGACAAGTAGTGATATATAGATTATAATGTATTCTTTGATGTAAAAGTTATTAGCCCCTATAGCTCAGTTGGTAGAGTACCTCATTTGTACTGAGGATGTCCCGTGTTCGAATCATGGTGGGGGCACCAAGTATACCAGATATTGTGTTGACAATTGTGATATATAATGATATAATGTGTACTTAGAAATGATTAATGCGGAGTGTAATAGTACGATATAAGATACCCTCTTATGTTATCTGAGCATAGCAGACCTCCGCTCCAAATATTCCTCGATAGCTCAGCCGGTAGAGCATTTGACTGTTAATCAAAATGTCCCTGGTTCGAGCCCAGGTCGAGGAGCCACTACCTCTTATAGTTATCTACGATA